CTCAGGGACCAGGGATACCACTTAATTGTTCTTTGAAAATTTTAATTCTATAAACAAGGTATATTACAATGAAAAACATTACTGTATTATTTAAAGATATTTACAATGTATTTAAAATAAAAAAACATGTTAATTATGGTCATTGTTGCTCTCACTTTAAATATAGATTAGAAACAAAATTTTGTAACTAAAGTTTAACACGCGGTGTTTGTAATAAATCTCTCTTGAGTAGAGATACCTTTAGACAAAGGCCCTTAGCTCAGTTGGTCAGAGCAAGCGACTCATAATCGCTGGGTCGTAGGTTCAAGTCCTACAGGGCCTACTTATTATATATATATGATGGTCTTATATATAATTCGGTTCTTCAGTAGCTCAAATGGTAGAGCATTGTCTTATTCATTTACCACATAAAAGACTTAGATGAGACAATTAGACAATGTGGCAGTTGAGATAAACTGAGTCTTGGTGGTTCGAATCCACCCTGAAGAACAAATATTAATGGGGTTGTGGCGGAATTGGTAGACGCTGTGGACTTATAAGTGATTTGTGATTGCTGTTTTTATAAACATAGTTAATAATAAAAATATTAACTATATTATAGTTAATAATAAAAATATTAACTATATGAAGTACAAACACACCAAAGAAGATTTGGAAAAAGCAATCATTAAAAGTTTAAGTATTGCACAAGTATGTCGAGAACTTGGTATTAGACCTGTTGGAGGAAATTACAAGACCTTAAATAGCAAAATCGAAAAGTATGAAATAGATACTTCTCATTTTACTGGAAAGGTTTGGAATATTGGAAAAAGGTTTAAACCAATTAAAAAACGCAGAGAGTTATCTGAAATATTAGTAGAAAACTCTACTGCTATAAATACCACTCATTTAAAGAAAAGGTTGATAATTGAAGGTATTCTTGAATATGCTTGTGCTAAATGTGGATTGAATAATTGGAATGACGCTGAGATTACTCTTGAATTAGACCATATAAACGGGAATAATTTAGATAATAGGTTGGTAAATCTCAGACTGTTATGCCCAAATTGTCATTCACAAACTGAAACTTTTAGAGGAAAATCAAAATTGAGTGCTTCTTCCGAAAGGAGGAATGTAGAATATCTCAAATTCAGGGAAACCTTAACAGGTAATGCTGTTGGCAATCCTGAGCCAAGCCTTAGTAATAAGGAAGGTGCAGAGACTTTACGGGATACACCTAAATCAAAAGATATGGTGAAGAGAAAGTCCAGACCACAAACAAACGAATAGATTGGCAGTAGAAAGTTTGGTAGCGAAAGCTATAGTGGTAAGAAAATCCATTGCCGCAAGGCGTGAGGGTTCGATTCCCTCCTTCCCTACATTTACAAATAAAACAATAATTAAATTAATTATTGAATATTTATAACTAAATAACTATTTATGAAAAAAACAATTATATCTTTTTTAATTCTATTAATACCTTTAAGTGCAAGTGCAGAAATTGGTATCGCATCTTATTATGGAAAACAATTTCATGGAAGAAAAACAGCAAATGGTGAAAAATTTAATATGCATGCTTTAACTGCTGCACATAAATCTTTACCATTTAATACAATAGTAACTGTTACAAATCTTTCAAATAATTCGTCAATTAAAGTTAGAATTAATGATAGAGGTCCATTTGTAAAAGGTAGAATTATAGATTTATCTAAAAAAGCAGCTAAATTAATTGGTATTGATGGTATTGCTAAAGTTAAAATTGATATAATAAATACTGAATCTTAATTTTAACAATTTGGAAATTAAACCAAATGAAAAAAATAATATATGATATTGAAATATTTACTAACTTTTTCTACCTATTATGTAAAGATATTACTGAAAAAGAAAGTAAAATATTTGCTTTTGAAATAAGCCCAGTTAAAGATGAAAGAAAAGAATTGTTAACTTTTCTAAGTGATAAAAAAAAGATAATGATTGGTTTTAATACTCTTAAATTTGACTGGCCTTTGTTAAATCATTTTGAAGATTTAATGAAAAAATATCCATTAATGTATACAGATATTCTTACTAATAATCTTAAAAACAAAGCTAATAATTTAATTAATTCATCATTTGTTCATGCAAATAATAAAATCATACAGTTAGATTTATTAAAAATAAATCATTATGATAATAAAGCTAAAATGATTTCGTTAAAAGGTCTTGAGTTTTCTATGAGAATGAATAATGTTCAAGAATTACCTTATGCACATGATAAAGTATTAGAATTAAATGAAATAGATGTAGTTAAAGGATATTGTGTTAATGATATCAATGCTACATATGAATTGTTTTTAAGAACTAAAACATTAATTGATGATAGGTTTAAATCTAGTTATTTATATAAAACAAATCTTTTAAACTATAATAATCCTAAATTAGGTGAATATATTTTAATTAAAAGAATTAAAGAACATTTAAATAAAGAAGATTTAGGTCAAACATATAGAAAAGAAATCATATTAAAAGATATCATTTTTCCTTATATAACATTTGAACATGAACCATTTAAAAACATACTTAATTGGTTTAATAAAAAAATTATAAAAGAAACAAAAAGTGTTTTTACTGAAATACCATTAGAAGAAATAGAAGAATTAAAACCTAATATTAATATTAAGATATTTAAAAAGACAAATCTTAAGAAATTAAATGTGGTACATAAAGGTTTTGAATTTACATTTGGGACTGGTGGGATACATGGGGCTGAAAAAGGTATTTATTATAGTAATGAAAATTACAAAATAATGAGTTTTGATGTTAAATCTTTGTATCCAAATATTAGTATTAGAAACAATTTGTTTCCTTTACATTTGGGTAATACTTTTTGTGAAATTTATGAAGATATATATAATGAAAGATTAAAATATCCTAAAAGTGATAGTAGAAATGAATTGTATAAATTAGCATTAAATGGTGAAAATAGTTTGTATTTAAAGAAAGTTTATTATATTGAGTTATATCTATAACTTAAATATAATAAAATATGAAAGGTGTTTACAGTATTATAAATAAAATTAATTTAAAAAAATATATTGGATCAACTACTGAAAATTTTATCAAAAGATGGAATCTTCATAAATGGGAACTTAGAAATAATAAACACAAAAATAGTCATCTTCAATATGCTTGGAATAAATATAAAGAAGAAAATTTTGAATTTATTATTTTAGAAGAATTAGAATCAAATATATTAGAAAGAGAACAATATTATATAGATAAAGAAGATTTTGAAAACTTATATAATATTAATCCTTTTGCAACTGGTGGTAGTCAATTTTCTAAAGAAAGTATAGAAAAACGTAAACAAACTATGTTAAGAAAATATGCTTCAGGAGAATTAGATTATCTTAAAGAAATTAATAGAAACAAAGAACCTTGGAATAAAGGTAAAAAATATATATCCACAGATCATTTAAAAGTTCCAAAGATAAATAAAGGTTCTAGAGAAAAATTTAAAGAAAATAAAAGAATTAATTTACCAGAAATTGAAGTTTATGATACAAATAATAATTTACTTGGTTGTTGGAGAAGTAGTAAAGATTTAGAAGAATGGTCATTAACAGATCATAATAATTTACCTATTGTATCAAGATTTAAATCAGAACATAAAGGTAAACCTATAAAATTATTACAATCAGTAAATATTAATAAAGCAGTAAAAACACAAAAAACATATAAAGGACTTATTTTTAAATATAAATTACGCCCTTCTATAGAGTAATCTATAAATTAGCAATGGATGAATTCAGTAAAAGCCTAAGTTGAAAAATATGGTAATACTGAGCCAAGCATTAGTCTAAAAGTCTAATGAAGGTGCAACGACTAACTCTTGAAACTACTAAGGTAGAATATAATAGAGACACGAGCGTCCATTACCCAAAATAATTGGGTAAAGATATAGTCTGGACTATAAGGAAACTTATAGAATCAAGTGATAAATAACATTTGAGATAACATAATCGGCATATGGTAAATCTAATTCTATACATTCTTCATTATATGATCCTCAGTTTACAATGTCCATTAACAAAATGGTGGACAATAAATGTGGTTAATTGCTGGAATATCCTAAAGATTTAAACACTACAACATGAATTTGAGATAATTGAGTGTGAAAGTAAAAAAGTTTAAATATATGTTATTTTATTTGACCATTTATAGTATATTAATAATTAAATATATTATAATCTTAAATAAACACATAATGGACAATCAGCAGCCGAATCCTGAAGAGGGAAGGGTTCAGAGACTATCTCGTAAGAGAGTACTTAGTAATAATATTACTTGGGAAACACCACAGATAAAAAATAAAATTTATATTTATAAATTAGTTTCTTCAGAAAATATAAATATCCCCAGATATATAGGTATATCAGATAATCCCATAAGAAGACTAAGTCATCATACAAGTATATCTAAATTATACAAGAATAATTATAAAAATAATTGGATAAATTTGGAACAAAAAAATGGTAATGAAATAATAATGATTGTTTTTGATACAGCTAATACTGTAGAAGAAGCATTGATAAAAGAGGAATATTATATTACTAAATATAATAATCTTACTAATTATATTTTAAAACCAACTCTTCCAAATTATAAAAAATGTTATTTGTATAATATATATGAAGAAAAGACATACTTTTTTACTTCTTTACAACAAGCATCTAAATATTTAAATATTACAATATCAGGATTATATCGTAATTTAATTAATTCTAAATGGTTATTTTCATATGAGAATAACTTTAAAGAAATTATTAAAAGAAGAGCTAGTATTAAAACAAAACATTTAATTTCTAATGATATAAAATATTTTATAAATCATCGACATGCAGCATATTATGTTAATTGTTCTATTGGAATGATAAATCTATGTTTAACGAAACATAGAAAATCAGCTAATAATTGGTTGATATGTAAGATAAATGATGATTTTATACAATATGAAAATAATCATTTTAAAAAAATAAAATGTATAAATGATGGTTTAGTATTTAATACAATAAAAGAAGCATCGAAATACTATAATATTGATTCTTCATGTATTGTAAAAGTATGTAAAAAAACAAGAAATAGTATAAAAAAATATAAATTTGAATATTTATCATGATATAGTCCATTTATAATAGAAATATTATATGTAAAAGCACTTTGAATGGTCAATTACTTCTTAGTATGTTATGTGAACAATTAATGGATATACCAAATAGTAAATTATTAATGATAAATACTGATGGTGGAGAAATCATTATACCATCAAATGAAATTAATAAATTTTATGATATTTGTAAATCATGGGAAAAATTAACAAAACTTCAATTAGAATATAATATATATAGTAAAATATTAATCTCTAATTGTAATTCATATATAGCAATATATGAAGATGGTAAAGTTAAACAAAAAGGTCCTTATACAATAGAAAGAGAATTATATAAAGATCATTCTAAATTAATAGTTCCAAAAGCTGTAGAAGCATATTATCTTCATAATATTCCAATTGAAGATTTTATTAAAAATCACAATGATATATTTGATTTCTTTTTAAGAACAAAACTTAATAAAGATTCAAATTTAATTGGTATTAATGGTGATGATATTATTCAATTACCAAAATTAACAAGATATTTAGTTACCAATACTGGATATACTTTGTTAAAAATAATGAATGAACGTCAATTCAATATACAGAAGGATTATTTATGTACTCCTTGTAATTATTTAAATGATGAAATTAAAAGTGAATTATTTAAAAACATAAATTATGATTTTTACATAGATAAAGCTAATAAACTGTTAATTGGAGAAAACAATGAAGAAAACTAAAAAAGAAATACAAAGTGAAATTGTTAATAATTTAATAATGTCACCTAGTATAAATAATCTTGTAATAGCAGCTACAGGTGTAGGCAAATCTAAAATTGCTATTGATTATTTAAAAACTTTTTTTGTTAAAAAAAAAGCTAATATTTTAATTGTAGTTCCAACTATTGAATTACGAGATATTGATTGGCCTAATGAATTAAAAAAATGGAACATAACAAATACTATGTTAAAAAACATTAAAATTGAATGTTATGCTTCATTGACAAAAATTAAAGACATGACTTTTGATCTTGTAATATTTGATGAAATTCATCGAACTACAGAATTCAATTCGATTGTCTTTGAAAACAACATAATCAAACATGCATTGGGGTTGACAGCAACTTTTCCTAAAGATCCTATGAAACAATATTTATTAAAAGTTTATAACTTTAATAATATTGCTAATATTCCATTGGATGAAGCTGTCAAATTAGGTCTTATTTCTCCTTATGAAATTAAGATTATACCTGTTTGGTTGAATAACACAATAAAAGATATACCCGCTGGTAATAGTAGTAAAAGATTTTATGTAACTGAAAGAGGTCAATATGATTATATTACTAATACAATTGATGTTCTCAAAGAAAAAATAGATAATTCTGTGTATTGTAATCATTATGATGTACAAAAATTAAAATTTCTTAGATTAATGAGAGCAAGATTTTTATCTAATTTAAATAGTAAAATAATTGTAGGAAAAGAAACTTTGTTTAAAATAGATCAAAAAAATGAACGTACATTGATTTTTGCAAATAGCATAGCTACAGCTGAAGCAATGCATTTTCATACTTATCACTCTGGTAAAAAAAGCAAAGAAAAAGGACTTCATTTACAAAAATTCAGAAATGGTGAAATTAATACACTTGCTTGTGTTAATGGTTTAAATGAAGGTGTTAATATATCTGATGTAGATAATGCAATTATAATGCAAGTAAATGCATCTGATTTAATACTTACACAAAGGATAGGTAGAACCTTAAGATTGAAGGAAGGTAAAGACTGTTTAAGTAAAATATTTATCTTATGTGCTCAAAACACAATAGATGAAGATTGGGTAAATAGTGTAACCAAAAATCTAAACGTTATTTGTGACTAATATTAACGAAAAAATTATTCAAATATTAGAAGAACAAAATATAGGTCTAAATACAGGTCTATTATGTCTTCTGGGTATATACCACAATGTTGATTTTGAATATTTATATGATGCTTGTAATATAATTACAGTAGCAGTTAAGCAATTAAATGCAAGTGGTATTTATGAGTATGATATGAAAACAAACTCAATAAAGTGGCATATACCATTATTTGACAATGATGATATTAAAGATGATGGTTGGGAATGGGTATATGAGTATCAGAATCTATTTAGATTAATGAGAAAAGATGCTGCAAGTACTTTTGATAATGTAAAAAAGAAAATGATAAAGTTCTTTCAAGAAAATCCTTCAGTAAGAGCTGATGATGTCATGAAAGCAACTAAAGCATATCTTGATACAGTAAATGATGTAAGATATTTACAAAGAGCAGATTATTTTATTAAGAAAAATGGTCCTGATCCTCAATCCAGACTCAAAGAATATCTTGAATTAAGTAAAGCCAAATCTTCGAAAACTTATGATATGATGTAATGAATTTTGAAAGAAAATTTCTTGAAGGGCAAGCAGGAAAAAACATTGGTCTTACTACTGGTTTAACAGGACTCGATAAAGCAATTGATGGTATACAAAGAAGAAGTAATTATTGTATTGCTAGTGAAGCTAAAACTGGAAAAACTACATTTGTAGATTTTTGTTTTTTATTAAAACCATATGAAGAAATGATGCTTAAAGAAGCTTCAAATGTTCATTGGATTTATTACTCATTAGAAATACCAAGAGTTGAAAAAGAATTTAAATTTGCAGCTTATTATATGTATGAATTGTATAAAATATTCAATTTTAGATATAATGATAAAATATACCAAATGTCTCCCAGATATTTAGCTGGTAGATTAATGGATGATAATAATAATTTAATTCCTATTTCTGCTGATCATAAAGAAAAACTGTTCAAAATATATCATGAAAAGTTAATTCCTTTATTTGGTGAATATAATGAGAAAGGTATAAAGATAAAAGAAGGTGTTGTAGATTTTATTGAAGAAAATAATAATCCTACTGGTATAAGAAGTTATCTTTATACTTATGCTCAAAAAAATGGTCAACTTATATATGAAGATTATACAATAAGAGAAGGAAATTTAGATATTCCGAAAAAAAGAATATCAGGTTATACACCAAATGATCCTAATAAGTATACAATCATAATAACAGATCATGTTAGAAGAATAAATAAAGAACGTGGATATAGTATGAAAGAAAATGTTGACAAAATGTCTTCTTATCAAGTTGAAATGAGAAACTTGTTTGGATTTACATTTGTTAATGTTATTCATATTAATAGAAATATTGCTGCTATAGATAGAATAAAATATAATAAAGAAATGTTGTATCCTACAGCAGAAGATATTAAGGATACTTCAAATATAGGTGAAGATACAAATTATTTAATTACTTTGTTTAATCCTAGAGATGAAAAATATAATTTGGATAATCATTTTGGTATTGATTTATCACAATATCCAAATTATAGAAGTATTCATTTAGTATTTAGTAGAGATACAGAATGTCCAAAACATATGTGTACTGAAATGGCAGGTAATATTAATTACTTTAAGACAATAAATAAAAAAGAATGATAAAAATTCTTGTATTAGGTGAGAGTGGTTTTGGTAAAACTGCTTCTTTACTTAAAAATGAAAAATTGGGTATTAAAGGTATTGATCCAAAAGAAACTTTTTTAATTAGTTGTGTTGCCAAATGGACACCTAATTATAAAGTTACAACACCTGATAATTTAAAAGATGGTAATAGAATTATTACAAGTAATGCAAAAGTTATTGTACAAGTATTAAAAAGCTTATTGAACTCACCATTTAATATTATAGTTATAGATGATTTTAACTATATTATGCAAGATTTTTACATGGCTAATGCTATGAAAAATGGTTGGGATACACCAAAACAAATTGGTTATGATATGGGTTTGATATTTACCGCATTAGATGAATTAGCTAAAACAAAAATTATTATTTGTTTAGCTCATTC